AGCTTAGCCCAACGATAGAATCCGGGGTTGTTTTCAATAGTGTACTTCCTGAAGTCTTCTTGACGTACCCAGTTGATGAATCTACGTTTAGCCTCTAATACAAATTCCTCACTTTGAGCGTCAATCATAATTTCAATTGAGCCTGTACCTGCTGACATTACTGCTGAGCCTGTAGGCACTATTCCATCTATTCCCTCTAAGTTTAGGCCTCCCCCATCTTTAGGGGAAGCCGTTAGAGGTTCAATGTAGTCAATTAAAGTTGCGCCGTACTCATATAGATACTTGCCATCTATTTGAAGTCCTACTCTTGCTGACATACTATCACCTTACTTTCTTGTATTGCCAAGACCTTTCAATACTTCAGCATTTCTGTCGTAAAGGCCGTTGGTTAGAACGTCTAAATCTGTTTCATCGCGAACCGTAATATTTTCAATTATGATTTGCGGTTTGTCGTTATCGCCGCCGCCTGAGTTAGAAGGTTTCACTTCTGGCGCTGCAGGAGCTTTGGGTTGCATAGTGTCACCGGAAGCTAGTGGACTCAAACTTGTTGAAGTATTTGCTTGAGCAACTAATTGATAAGGATTAGAATCTAGTGTAGACTGTAGTGCCTGCTTGACTTTAGCTGCGCCGTCTACGATTGAACTCATTAAGCTATTTTTAGGTAGCGTGAATTTGACGTCTGACATAGCTTCTGAAGTTTTGGCTGCGAGAGTTTTAGCCTGCGTGACTGCTTTACCAATCATGTTTCCAATACCATTCGAGAAACCTTGTCCAGTAAATTCACCTAATTTAGTTAATACTTTTGAAGGCGAGTTGATGTTCAAGAAGTCCTTTACGGTTGATACTGTACTACTTGCCATCTCTTTCGCCTTTGCAACGGCTGAGCCTATACTATTACTAATACCTTGCGTGAACCCTGCGACTAAATTGCTACCTGCAGATACCATGTCACTCACGAAACCCTTAATTGCATTGACGACCGAAGTGCCTACTTCTTTAGCTGCAGACGCTGCGCTTGAAACTTTGTTCTTGATTCCGTTTACTACATTAGAAATGAGTTCGCCACCGGCTGATAACATGTTACCGACGAATGACTTGATTGCATTCCATACTGCAGTACCTACACCCTTAGCGGCTGAAGCTGCGTCAGTTACCTTTTGCCAGATACCTGACACCAAACTAGCTATCAACGAAATACCTGCACCAAGCAATTGACCGACGAATGAAATAATTGCTGACAGTATAGCCCAACCTAGCTCAAATATCATGGCTACTACTTGAGGGAAAATTTGTACGATACCTGAAAGCAATGCCATTAGCAGTTGAATACCTGCTGCAAGAATCTGAGGTAATGCGTCAATTAGCGCCGTCAAGATTGCTAATATAATAGTGATAATCGCCTCAATGATTGCGGGTAGCATACTAATAATTCCATCTATTAGCGCCATCAGGATTTGAATCCCTGCCTGTATCAATTGAGGAAGTGCAGCTAGTAAAGCGCCAACCAGAGCCATCAGGATTTGAATAATGGCCGTTATCAATATTGGAAGCATTGAAATGAGTCCAGATATTAATGCCATCAGGATTTGAATACCTGCATCAATAATCATAGGCAGCAACCCAACCAACGTGTTGATAATTGTCGGAAGTATTTGAATGACTGCAGTAATGAGTTGAGGCAAGGCAACTAACAATCCTTGAATCAATGCAAGTAGCAGCTTCACGCCTACATCAATAATCATCGGCAGTAGTGTAATGATGATATTAATCAATGCGTCCATAATTTTTAGCATAGCGCCTAGAATGATTGGAAGTGCTACTACAATCCCTTGAATAAGTGCCGTTAAAATCTTGACACCTACGTCAACAATAATTGGAAGCAGTACGCCTATTATATCAGCTAGTGAAGTGATGACTGTATTGAACACGTTCGCTATCATCGGAATAGCTGATACAATTCCCTCAACCAATTTCAAGATGATGTCGACACCTACTTGAATTAGCACCGGTAAGTATTTAGCAATGAAGTCGCCTGCCTTAGCAATGTTTTCACCTAGCTGCTCAAATACCATTGTAATTCCGTCAGCATTTAGTTCGCCCGTCTTCGCCCATGCAATCATAAATGAGCCTATAATTCCAACGGCCATACCTAGCGGACCTGTCAGACCCAGAAATGCTATTGCTACTTTCAAGGCAATTGAAGCAATGAAACCTAATATAGTTCCGGCCTTGCCGAATGCTCCTCCCATATTATCCATCACGCCGCCAATCGTTTCAACGGCCTTGCCGAGTCCAGTACCAAGCTTTTCTTTTACCTCATCTAGTTTAGTGCCAAACTTGCCTAGATATTCTTCAGATATTAATTTGACCTTGTCACCAAACACTTGCAATCTTGGACCTAACTTGTCAAACCATTCAACCGTTCTTTGCAGCGCAACGGCGAGAACGTCTCCAATGTAAGCACCAAAGGCTTGAAGGTAAGGCATAAAATCAACGAACTTATCTTTCACGAATTGAATCGCTGCAGCTAAGCCGTCACGTATTGAGGCGACGAGCCAGTTGACGCAGTTCCTGAATTTTTCACTATTCACATAGGCGAGCATGAACAAGCCTATTAGAACGACGACCCCTGCCACCACCAGAGCTATTGTTCCCGTGAGCCCTAACATAGCCGGACCTAGTATCTGGAACGCTATCTTGAACTTAGCCACCATCATTATGACTGAGCCTATAATGGCAAGTAGTGGACCAATAGCTCCCACAATGCCTGCAAAGATTACAATCATCTTTTGAGCAAGCGGCGAAGCATTCACGAACTTCTGAACCATATTACCAATGCCGTCAGCTACTGCACGAATGGCAGGTTCTAATATTTCCTGAATAATAATTCCGGCCGATTCCATAGCTCCAAACATTTGTTCAATTGAACTAGCTGCATTGTCTTGCATGACTGCCGCCATGTCTGCGGCTGCGTCTGTTGAGTTCACTAACGAGTTTGTCATTTCAGCAAGCTTGTCGGGACCTGCGTCTATTAGTGCTAACATACCTGACAAACTTTCTTGTCCATATAGTGTGACAATATGCCGGTTCCGTTCTTCTTCCGTCAAGCCTGCAGTAGCATTTTTCAATATGCCAATCTGGTCAACCAACGGAAGCATTTCACCGTTCGCGTCAAAGAATGAAATACCTAGTTCGTTCATTGAATCATTCATGGCCTTAGTAGGCTTCACGATTCTTGATAAAGCTCCTCGTAAAGTTGTACCTGCCTGTGAGCCTTTTATACCTGCATCGGCCATGATACCGATTGACGCTGCAGTTTCTTCAATTGAAAGACCCATAGCCTTTGCAACCGGAGCAACGTATTTCATCGCCTCACCCATATCAGCTGCTTCAGCATTTGTGTCAGCTGCAGCCTTTGCAAATACGTTCGCGACGTGTCCGGCATCCGTTGCCTCTAGGCCGAAGGCGTTCAACGTGCTTGCCATTACTTCAGCTGAAGCTGCGACGTCGCCACCTGATACTGCAGCTAAGTCTAATAGTCCAGGCATAGCTCCCATGATTTCATTTACATCGAATCCGGCACTTGCTAGGTTTTCCATTCCGGCTGCTGACTCTTTTGCGCTGAATGCCGTTGAAGCACCTAGCTCAACTGCTTGGTCCCTCAGCCGTTTTAACTCATCTCCAGTAGCGCCGCTTATTGCTTGAACCCTACTCATTTGAGCTTGAAACTCATTACCAACTTTTACTGATGCGGTAGCTATAGCAGCTAAAGGTAACGTGATATATTTCGTCATCGCCGTCCCTACTGAACTGAGTGAACTACCCATGTTCATTGCCTTGCTTGTTTGCTCAGCTACTTTCTGAGCTTGACTTTTTGCCAGGTTCAACTTGTTTGTAAAGTCGCTAATATTTAGAGTCATCTTTGCTGCAATATTCCCTAAATCTGTAGCCATTATCTCACCTCCAATAAGTTTTAGTCTAAAAGAAAAGCAGGAACCTTTATAGCAGTCCCTGCTCCATCTTTCTCAATAACGGATTGCTCTTCATATCCGATGGATACCTAGGCTTCTTGCCGTCATCAATATAATTGATATATGCAGTACAAGCTTCGTTGAAGCAGTATCTTGCTAGTGGGTCCGTCACCCCTAATACTTCACTCGGTAAGGTGTTGAATGTTTGACTGACTGCTATTACATCACTTAGTTCCTTCGTCATCATGAAAGGGTTCGAGTTCGATAATACCGCCCATCGCAGCCGAGAATAAATCAGACAATTGTTCGTCTGTCAAGTATTCCCCGATTTCAGAATAGGCTGGTTCAACAAGTGCATTTTCAGCGAAGATTTTCATCAGCGCTGCCATGTCACCTAATGAGCCTTCATTGGCTTGAAGCTTGTTCATCGCTGCAGCTTTAGCTTCGTCTGTAATTTCACCAGGAATTGAATCCTTAGCTACTGCAGTCGTGTCACCGAATAGCTCAGTAACTTTTGACATAAGCTGATTCGGAATTCTGCCGTTTGAAATTAAGTTCATAATTCCAGTTGACTTGACACGAACTGTGATAGGCTCTTCGCCTACAATGAACGGATGAATCTTTACCTCACGACTTGATAACTTTTTGAACTCTTCGATTGAAATAACTGCCATTTTAACATTCCTCCATCTAATTTACTTGAGTGTGACTTATGCTACATTATGCCGGAAGGCTAGTTACATAAGTAATATTTCTAATTGGTAATGAAGCCTTAGTTGCTTCGCGAGCTTTGATTGTGAATTCAGGAGCATAAAATTCTTTTCCAAGACTCATTGTTGGTGCTTTGCCTGAACAGTTGTTCAATGCAATTTTTACATAGTTCTTGATTGAGTCGCCTTCGTAGTTTGCTACATACAATGTCAATCTGAATGGCTTCATTGTAGCTCCATCAGAAATCATTGGTGTGTCGTAACCAACTACTTTAGTGGTTTCAATCTCATCCATAATAAGTGTGCCGCCTTCAATCAATGCCATGATTTGAGCGTCAAAAGTATTGTCAGTGAACGTGATGTCATATCCGTATAGCAAGTCCTCCGTACGAACTACTGCAAGAATACGACTGTCGTTACGTTTGATTTCCTCGCCGCCTTCACTAACTACTGGTTCTAGTTCAGCAGATTCTGCCGTGTCTAGTGTAATCTTTGTGCCTGCTACTAACGGTAGTTGAGTAATCGGGTCAAGCTCTTCAATCTCAGCGTATTTGATTCCGTATAAGATGTCTTTTGCCATGCTATAAATCTCCCTTCGGTTTCCTGAATTCTATTACATTACGATACTTTGAAATAACGTTGTCAAAATAGTCGCCGCTATCAGCATCTGTAATCTCAACGTCCATTTGTTTAAGCATAAGTTTCACCTGAGCATAAATGTCGTCAATCTTTAAAATACTGTTTCCATCAATGTATATCTGCACTGACCAATACTGCCACGACCCGAGCGCATTTCTTGCACTTGGTAATGAATGGCTATACTTGAGTACCAAGAAGTCTGGCGGCCTTTCAGTACCTAGAGGGTCTTGGTTAGCGTTGATATAAAATGTTTGCAGCACTTTATTGAGTTCAGTCATCATTTGAGTTCTGTTCATTTAATCCAACCTCCCAATAAGCCTTTTAATACTGTTCAAAAGTTCGTCAATGTTTTCCTCTATAGCAGTTTCTAATATAGCATAATCACGTCCGTGGGCAAGCTCAAGCCATATACCATAATCCATCTGATGCGACACAGCTATTTGAACCTGGTCCATAGTTACATAGTAGGCTTGACCAATTAGCTTCTGGCGAGCGTTACTTGTTCTGTCAATCCAGATTGCTTCATCTTTTGCATACTCTTCCATCTTTGCTGCAGCTACTTCACATAGTATTAATATAGAAGTTTGAAACCTAGTTTGAATGAAAGTTATTGACTCTTCAAATTCCTTCATGTCCCATTGTAAATCAATATCGTTAGACGCCATTTACCTTCACCTCTTTTAGCGATAAAGGAATCATCCATAAAATATTAAGTCCAAGAACATTAATGCAGTTTGCAAATTTATACTCGTGACCGTCATACATGAAAAAGTCATTCACTTTCGGGTTGAACGTTTCATCATACATTACATATAA